TAAGAGTAACTGCGGCAGAAACTAATGAGTCAATGTTTGCAGTACCATCAATGAACAGGTCTTTGAACTCAGCACCTATAGCACCAAGGTCAATATCATCATCTGTGACAGGAACAATAGCGCCGTCTTGTACACGGATCTGCTCAACTGCCGCACCAGCAATTTCAATAAAGAAAGAAATGCGGTTATTTGCTTCATCAACAAAGATTTTATTGAAGCCTTCTTCACCCGCAATTGTAGTAATGTATGCGCCGTTACCTGTAGTGCCATCATGTGTGTGGCCTGTGCCTGCGGTAAACGCATCACGGAGTGCATTGAATTCAGCGTTTAGGGGTGCGGCTTTAACTACCTCACCTGAGATAATATCTGCTACTGACTGTCTGGTATAACCTGCCATTTACCTGCGATCTCCATATCCAAACAACAGCACGAATCCTTGGATTGCGTGGCTAGCGTTTGTATCGTTGGTTACATACTTAATTGAGATTGATGTTCCTGATCCTGAGAACGATGTTTTCGCTACAGGAGATGGGTTACCATCAAAAATAGCACCCGAATCATATAAGGCTTCATTATAAAATGCCGCCGCACCACGTGTTGTGATGTCATAGTTAGTTGGGTTTAGCACGTTAACGTCTTCGTAGTCGTACACGATACCCAGCACAATGTCTGCGTTGCCTTCCGCTTTCAGGTACGTAGATAACTTTAAGAAGTTCTTACGTAACTCTGGATCACCGAAGTGGTAGAATGGGGTTTGGAACAATGAGAATATCTCCGTCCCATCAAAGCTAGTGCCAGACTCCTGCCTGTACACCTTTCCATTCAAGTCCCCATGGACAACGAACTCATACTGACCAATGTATCCTGAGTCAGCGGCTGTTGCTGATATACCTAGCAACTGACCGAATTCAAATCCAATGCCACCATTCTGCTGTTGTCTCAATGCCCCAATCGCACCCTGCGAATCTGAAGCACCGAAGAAGAATCTAAACTGTGACTTCTGACGAATGACTACAGCATTCAAATCATCTAAGTCGTTATTCAGTACAATATCGTTAAAGACTGACTGCACGTTCTTGGATACTGTTTCCAAGTTAACGTCACCAATCTTGTCAGTACCAGATACGGGGCGTAAGCCATCAGGTCCGATGAAGAGAAGGTCACCACCAAGCTCAATGACTGAGTCAGATGCAATACATCCTAAATCGTTAGTCACCTGAAGCATTGTGAAGTCAGCGTTACTGCTACCTACAATCTTCTTAATGTTATTCGTTCCGAAGATATATAACTCATCACGGAACGCTTTAATCTGAACGATTTCAAAACCTACGTTAATAACACCAGAACCATTAGCTGGGCTAAAGTCCGTTTCATCAAGAGGGGCTGAGTAGTGAAGCAGGTAAGGGTCAGATGATCCGCCCGCTAAGAAAAGATGAGATTTAAACTCAGTAACGTACTTAGGATCGGTGGGAGCGTTTGCATCTGTAATCTGAGTATATGTAGTCCCGTCATACTTAGCCGCTGGATTCACCCCATCCGCCATTACAACTACTGGACCAGACCAATTATGCTTGGAGAAACGTACCTTGTTTACCCCGGTCATTGTGGGGCTACCAGCAGTGGTAACAGCAACCCATGCTTCAGTTCCAGTATCCCAATAATGTAGATACTGACTGCCAGAAGATGGTCTACGGCAAGCTAGAATGCCATCGTTAATTCCATTGAACACACAAATACCAAGGACTTTACCTAAGCCGGGTAAGCTAGGATATGCCTCAGTGAATCCACTGATCCTACGATAGCCACCTGTTACAGCAGGCTCATAGTTAATTAAACGTGTTGCACTGCCCGGTGATAACTGTCCCTGAGAAAGGACATCACGGTTAGTGTTGAGTCCGCCTTCACATGAGACTGTGTATATCTGTAGCTGATCAGCCATTACAGAACTCGTGTAGGCAGATAGGCATTAAATACTGTGCGTGGATTGTAAGTAGAGCGCAAAGATAAGTTATCATCAACAAGTACACGGCGCATCATCTTGATGCCCTCAACGAAGTCATTCTGATGGACTGCCGCACTTTGTTCGTTAGAGCGGAAGCGCATCATGTACATCATTGCACCATCAATGACAACGTGGATAAAACGATCTGGGATTACACACACATCACCAAAGGCAGTCATGCTTGTAGGGAATGTCCAGTACTTATATTCAATGACGTATGAGTCATCTGGCACTGGAGTTACACCAAACTTTTCTTCTTGCGTCTGATACACACGAAGTGGGACACCAATACCTGATCCGCTATCGCCGGTGTCATCACCGGGACGATACGTCTCAAGATACTCAGTGTAGGGAATAACAGATAACCTGCGTGGCTGATTGCTCTTGTCAGCAAGTTGCTTAATGTAGAATGATTCCCAGTCTACTGAAGAAATGTCCGCTGGGAAATCATACGTTCCAGTTCCAGCAGTTAGTGTTTGTTCATAGGTAGTTAATGTAAAAGGCCACTCCTGTGCAGATTGAATAATCTTACGAACAGAAGAGTTAACAGAATCTTTGGCAAGAGCCTGTACATTGCGAACAGTTCCGAAATCATCTTGGTCAATTACGACCTCATTGAGACGGCGGAGAAGTTCATTTGTGATATTCAGGAATGTAGCCATTTACATTAAATACCTTTACGGGAAGAAGGGGGCCGAAGCCCCCAACTCAGTGTTGCTTAGATTTGATCTCGTGCAACTTCGTCAGCGGCAATAGGTGCAGTCATGTCTAGGACTAAAGCCCACACACGTACCTTACCTGCCGTGCCTGCGCCAGTAACGGTGGAGTCAACTACAATAGATGCCTCCGCTGTTGTAGCTACAGGAGTGCTTGCTTCTACGAGGATGTCTCCAAGTGAAGCGGCTTGGACATTAAGAGCAGTTGCAATATCTGTTCCGCCAAGGTCAAGGTTAAACGTATGTGCCGTTGAACCTGCGACAGCTTGAGTAACCACTGCCCCTGCCGCAAGAACGACAGCGTTAGCAGGAATGGTAACAGAGTTAACAGTTCCTGTTGCAGTTGGAAGAGTTACCTCTGCTTCTACTAAGCGTCCTAGCTTAGCAACCGTTTGTGATAATGTAGCCATTATAAAATCCTCCTATTAATAGCCAGTTTGGTAACGTAAAGTTACAAGTGACTCTGGACGAAGGATCTTACGACCATACAGGTGCATACCACGAACGATGTCAGCAAAGCTGTCTGGATCACGGTAAGTTTCAGTCTTGTTGATCTGCTGAGCAGTAGCAACCGCTGAATCGTGACCAGCTACGATTACACCGTAGTTAGTCGCCTGTGGAGTTGTAGAAGCAACTGCCGCACCAGTACCAACCGCAGGAAGGTTGTTAGAAACGTATACACGGAAGCCGTGCAAGTTGTTAATAACAAGACCGTTCTGAAGACCAGAACCACCGAAGTCAGAGTTGAACAAGTTAGAGCTTTCGTCTTTCAACATCTCAGCGTAGATTGGATCAATAACAATCCAACGGCCTTGAGTGTCAACGAACTGCTGATCTAACAGACGGCCCATACGAGCGATAGCCTGCAAAGGAGAAGCAGAAGTTGTAGCAACTGCGTCCGCACCCGGAAGGCGTGGAACGATTGGAAGTGCTTCGCCAGCATCTCCACCAGTTACGTTGAAGTCAGATGCGTCCAGCTTCATTGAAGCCAACAACTCATCAGTACCAGCAGTTGCAACAGCAACAGTACCGTTTACTTGATCATTGACAGTACCAGCGGCTGAGTGCAGTGCAGACTGCTTGTAGCCAGAAAGGTAGCCAAGGACTTCTTGGTCATACTGGTCACGTAGGCGATACGCCGCACGATCAGTAGCCATTTGCATGAAGTTCACATGTGAATGCGCTTCTTCAATGTCGTCCATCTTGAAAGCAAAGTAGTTAGCTTTGTCGATGTTCAGAGTGAAATCTTCGTCATCCAGATTCTGCGCTGTGATCTGTGAACCACGAGCATATGACTGAACTGAAATTTCAGGCTCTTTGATGATCTTCACTGAATCACCCATTTGAGCGATTTCACCGAAGTAGTCGTTGTTAGTTACGTCTTCAACAACTGAAGACTTACGGAAAGCAAGCTGTACCTGCTTTGAGTAGATTACGGGGCTAAAGTTACCATTAGGTAGGTTACCGTAGCCCGCCGCAGATGTAAATGCCATGATGACATCTCCTTGATTGCATAGGGTTAAGGTTATGTGTAACTTCGCAAGAGGCCATCTAACATCAGGGTGGTAAGCTCACCGGCCAAAGTGAACATACGGCCTGCGTAGTTTGGGTGTTCTGTGAAGGTGGAATTAGGATTCGTGTCATTATAAGAACTGGCAGGAACTTATAACAACACGTTTCCATACTCCTGTATTACTGCGGGTGTCCTTGCGGAGGCCGCATATTAATGTTTTGTGGACATAGTTATATCCAGAAAATATTATATGTCAACACTTTTATCGTGCTGAACCAGATAAATCGTAAATAAACTTACCTGAGCGCATAGCTTCTGCAATGGCATCAGCATTCTTTTCATACTGTTGAGCAGTCATACGGTTAACATCTGACTCCTTAATGTATGATTTAGTTTCATCGCTCTCAGGAGAGGAACGCTCAGAACGTGTACCAATCGCCTTAGCCGCATCCTTGTTACTAGATGACTTAGCTTTTGCTGTGATACCCATATCAGCTTTATACAGATCAATCGCACGAGCGGCTGATTTAGCATCACTATCGTTATCATAGAGTGCGTCTTGTACCCACTTAGGTTGATCTTCAACCCAATTGTGGAAATCGTCTGTATCACGAATTTGTTCAAAGTCAGGGTGCAACCGCATGAGTTCAGCTTCCGCTTTCTCTTTCTGTGCTTCCTGCTTCATTTCATCAATTTGTTTAAACTTGCTTTCAAACTCAGAGGCTTGCTCGTGAGCTTTCTTCATAGCAATTGTTTCTACAATCTGAGCAACGTCTGGATACTGTTCCATCCAAGTCTCTAATTCAGATTCAGACTTAGGATACTGAATCTCTTTCTTGGTGGATGCTTCTAGCTGTGTGCGTAGTTCATCAATCTGCTTTTGTAAATCAGACTCTGTTTTCTGCGCGTGGCGACGAAGATCACCGTATCGTTTTTTAAACGTCCTTTCTTCTGCGCCTTCAGGCTCTGGGCCGTCGTCAACTATTTCTTCAGTTGTCTCTTGCTCCTGTTGATTGCCTTTTAGCAAGGCTTCAAGTTCAGCCTCTTCTTCTTCAATACGCTTCTTATTAGCGTTACGCTTAGCAAAGCCAGATGCGACTTTTACTTGTTCGACTTTAGTAGCCATTTCAGTTGTAGTTGTTGACATGTTTTTTCCTTTATGTCTGGGGCTAACGGTAGCTTTTTAGGGCGTTAGGTAGCCAGTTATAAATAAAATCACTTTTTCTTACGTGATGATTTCAATGCACGTTGTGTTTGTTGTACTGCTCCGCCTTTGGAGAATGAACCGATGGCTTCTGTATCTTCTCCGCCTACGGCACTAGCAGATCCACTGCCAGTTGTTCCAGAATCTTCTGAATCTCTATCATCTGTTTGCTGTGCTAACGCTTCTCTAACCTGAGATGTAATGTCTTGTCCACGAGTCTTTATGCTGGTTGTGTCGTCCGTATCCCAAGTTAATCCTCTTTCTTGCTCTGCTAGCATACGAGCTTGCTCACTGAGTGGATTGATATCAATTCCTGTAGACTTAGACAACCTGTCTGCTACACCACTAATTCCAGTTCTATCGGAAGACGAAGTTTCTGACCAAGTGTTCAAATCCTGTAACATACGCTCTTTATCAAAGCGTGTTTCCCCAAAAAGACCCTTTGACTGGTAAAAATCAAGTTTTGTTCCTAGCGCATCCGCCACGCGCTCATACGCCTTATCAGTTTGATTTTTGCCCGTGAATCCAGCAAGTGCTTCTTTCATCGCAGAATACTGCTCCCCACTAAATAATCCTTTCATGCTATCGGTAAACGACATAGAAGGGAATGAGGGCAGTCCGGTCTTTGGATCAATGACCATAGCTCCCGCCGCTTTCATTTGATTAGGGAATGTTTTTTCTGCCCATCCTTTAAACTCTGGGTCAAACTTAGATAATGTATTAAGCTCCGTTAGGTAAGTTGCGTATTCTTTTTTTCTTTCTTCTTCTCGCTCTCTGTCTCCTCCACTGTCTCCGCCTGTAGGTTGTTGCACCGTTGGTGTGGCTACTTCAGGCTTTACTTCTTCTGCTTTGTAAACTTTATAATCTTTTGGTACTTCTTGTTGAGGAACACCATCAATAAACATGATGGTAATCATTTCACCATTGGGTCCGATATATTGACGCTGTTCTGTAATACCTTTTTGTTGCCCTGCGGCTTGTTGTGCGGGCTGGCTAATAAATTTAGAATAGTCAGGCGTCTGCCCTTGTGGCAAGGCGGGAGCTTGATAACCAGTCTGTTGCTGAGGAGGCTGATAGCCGTAACTAAATTGTTGAGGGGGCATCTGGCCGGGAATAACTGCTCCTGCCTGAGCCTTAACTACCCCGCCCATTGCGAACTGCATAGTCTCAGGACTGTTAGGATCAAACTCATCAATCATAGCATCAATGTCAACATCCATGTCTTCGGTGTCATCCATTGTGGCTTCTTCGGAGTTGCCCATCTGTCCCATGGCATCCATCTGTGCCAAGCCCTTCTTGGCTTTATTACGAAGCTCCATGAGATTCTCAAGACCAATGTAGCGAGTCACGTCTGCGGGGAATACAAACTCCCCTTCACTTAGCTGTGCGGGAATGTCATCCCGAACCTCTTTCTGCGTAGAGCCTGCTGGAACGTCATTACCTGAAACTGGATCGACGGTGCCTCCTTCATCTTTAAGGCCACCCTCTTCAAACAACTTCATTTGCTCTTCAGTTTTTTTGCTACGTCTAGCCATTAGCTAAAGCCTCGTCCTTTAGATACTTGAGAGTGCGCAATATTTGTACTGCACCCTGCGCTTGATGAATGGATACTATGTTGTCTGATTGTTCTAGTTTCTTATGCTGTTCGGATATCATAATATCCAAATACTCACAATAAGATTCCCACTGCCTGTTATTACTGCAGAGGGGCTTGAGCTTGCTCACCACCTTCTGGCGATGCTGGCTGTCCACCTTGATCATTTCCTGTAAATCCTTGTTCTCCCGGTACAGGAGCTTGTCCTACACCAATGTTCCCATTACCTGCTCCAGTCGGGTCTTGTACTCCCGGTGGGCCACCTGCTTGCTGTGCTGGTGCTGGAGGTG